CTCGATCCTGACGTGCCCGCCGACGAGAAGGGCGATTTCGCGATCAACGCCCATGGATCGGCGGCTTTGGTCGAACGCTCGATCCAGGATCAGATGCTCAACCAGATGCTCATGGTGGCGAAGGACCCGGCCTACGGGCTCTCGCCGCGCAAGACCATGAAGGAATTCCTCAAGTCCAAACGCTTCGATCCCCGCCTGCTCGAGAACAGCGAAGAGGAACAGGCGCAGATCGACCAGCAGCCGCCGCCTGCACCGCCCGCCATCGAGGTCGCCAAGATTCGCCAGCAGACCGATGCCCAGCGCATCGCCATCGAGAAGGAGCGCGTCTCGGTCGAACGCCAAGACGTGATGAGCGACCGCACGGTGGCGCTGCACGAGATCGAGATGCGCCGCCAGCTTGCGCTCATGGAATACGCCGCCCAGCACCGCATGACCATCGAGCAGGTCAAGGCCAAGCTCGCTGAAACCGCCATGAAGCTCGATGTCCAGCAGCGCATGGGAAACAACAAGGAAGGCGGCGGTGGGCGCGACAACAACCGGGTGCGGAGCTCACGCGCCCCCCAGGTGATCTCCGCTCCGGTCGAGCCTCCGGGCACGGCTCCCAACGGAAGGGCGTTTGAGCAATGAACGGACCCAAACCCGAGGACTACGTCCTGACGACCATTGAGCGCACCAGCCCGCTCTGGATCAAGATCGAGCAATTCCTGACCCAGCGCATCGAGAAGTCGCGGGCAATGAATGACGCCCCGCTGACGCCGGAACATACGGCGCGTCTGCGGGGAGAGATTGCGGCCTTGAAGGCGCTCGCCCGCCTCGGCCGCGAACCAATGCCGCCGATCCAAGACGGCTGACGACCCGGCACGCTGAGAAGCGCCCCGGAAGGAGAAAGGCACATGGCAGAAGTAGCGGAAGTAGTTGAACAGACGGAAGAGCCTGATGCCGCGGCACTTGCCGCGTTTGCCTCTGGCTTTGACGAGGAGACGCCTCCTGCAAAGGAGACGCCGCCGCCGGCTGTTGCCACTGAAGCGCCGTCGCCTGTGCAGGAGCCAAAGGCCCCGGTGCCTGTAACTCCACGATACGTCCGACTCACCGAGGATGATGTGCAACGCCTGAGATCAGCGGCCGATGAGACCGCGAACCTCAAGCAGCAATTGTCCAAGGCGTTTGGGACGCTCGGCAACATGCAGCAGGTAATCAACCAGATCAGGAACCAGACGCCGGCAGGCGCGGCGGTGGAAATCACCGACGAGGACTTTGCCGAGCTAAGGGAAGACTTTCCTGAACTGGAGCAACGTCAACGTGTCGGCCTCGAGCGCATTCTCAAGAGAGCGAATCTGACGGGCACCGCGCAAGTGGCGACCCCGGCGATCGATCCCGAAGCGATGCGTAATGCGGCAGCCACGATTGTTCACGATGAAGGACTCAAGGATCTGGACGACCTCCACCCCGGTTGGCGTGGCATCGTCGGCAAGCCCGATGATGTCGACAACCCCTACCGGCGCTGGCTGGCCAGTCAAAAGCCCGAGTACCGTCATCTGATCGAGAACACTTACTCGGCGGCGATTACCAAGCGATCGATCGATCGGTTCTATGCCGATCAGAGACGCCCAGCTGTACGTCAGCAACCAACATCGGCTCGTCCCGATGCGGCCCGCAGGGATCGCATCCAGGCTGCCGTCGCACCTCGGGGAAACGGCATTCCGCCCGCTCCTCGCCAACCCAGTTCAACGAGTAACCCATAAGACAGACGCCGCGCAGCGATGCGCCGCCTGCCCATAGAAGGATAACGAAATGGCTCTTCAAACCTATAGTTTGCAGCCTGGCCGAATCGACAAGTACAAAGGCCAGATCCTCAAGCACGCCGTGCCGCGTGAGTGTCTCGGCCGCGCTGGACGCCAGGTCCAGATGCCGAAGAATCAATCCGACACCTACGTCGCACGGCGCTTCGTGCCCTACGGCGCGACAGCCACCAACCACAATACGGTGAACCAGTTCTTCCAGAATGCTGACGGCGACCGCTCGCTCGCGATGGCGGCTGCCAACCAGATCTCGGAAGGCGTGACCCCATCGCCGGAAAGCATCACGGCGCAGGACATCACGGTCGTCATCCAGCAGTACGGTTGCCTCTACGGCTTCTCCGACAAGACCTACAATCTGTACGAAGACGACATCCCTGCGGAGATGATCAAGCAGGTTGGCGAGCGCGTTACGCTCGTTAACGAGCAGATCGCCTACGGACAGCTTCGTGCCTGCACCAATCAATACTACGGAGGCACCGGCACCACGATCGCCACGGTCAATGGCGTCATGTCGCTCAACATGGTCCGCAGGATCAGCAAGAACCTCCAGGCCAACCACGGCACGCCGGTCAACAAGATCCTGAAGGCAAGCGGCGATTTCGGCACTGACGCAGTGTCGGATGGCTACACCGTCTACTGCCACACCGATCTCGAGCCCGACATCCGCGACATGGCAGGCTTCACGCCCATCGAGCGGTACGCCTCGGGCAAGCCGATGGAACACGAGATCGGCAAGGTCGAACGCTTCCGCTTCATCACGAGCCCGGATCTCCCGGCCTTGCAGAACGCGGGTGCCACGGTCGCGTCGACCGCGAGCCAGTACGCCTCGACTACCGGCGTCAACATCGATGTCTATCCGTTCATCGTGACGGCACAGGACGCCTGGTCGCAGATCGCCGTGCGTGGCCTAAGCGCGCTCGATCCGACCTACCTCGCCCCCGGTGAGAAGACGAAGAGCGATCCGCTCGGCCAGCGCGGCTATGCGGGAACCAGCTGGTGGAAGGTCGTGATGATCGAGAACCACGGCTGGATGGCGGTTGGAAACGTCGCCTCCAAGGTTCTGGCGAACTAGGGAGAACCACACACATGGCAACTCTAGCTCAAATCCTGGCACCCATGGCGGCGTCTCAGGACAGGGAGGCGGTTCGACAAGCCCTCTCTCAGTCCACGAGTACGGCGTCGGCGGTGTCGCTGAAACCCGCAGGCCTTGTCATCAAGGCAGGCGCAAGCCCATTGGCGAAGATCGGGGCGGCCGACTACTACGCTGCCGTTGGCGGGACGCTCGTGCGAATCGCCGCCAGTACCGATATGCCGGCCCTCACCGGCATCAACGTAGGCGCAGGCCGTTCCAGGTATGTGTCGTTCTACGTTAATGCGGCGGGCACCGTCACGGCGGTCGCTGGAGCCGAGGGTGCAACGTCAGCCACCGTTGGCTTTCCGGCACAGCCGGCAGGCACAGCCCTTGTTGGCTCGATCCTGATCAACGCATCCGGTGCATTCACAGGCGGCACGACCGCTTTGGATGCCACCACTTCGACTGTCTATTTCGACGGCAACGGTTTCAATCCGGCAGCCGCGTAGAAAGGAACTCAGATATGGATGTCTATGCTCAAGCTCCTCTTACTGCGTGTTTGGGGAATGCGACCCTGGTGGCGGGAACGACTACGACCATCACCAACTCTGCCGTGGCCTACACCATCAACGGCAAGAGCTACAGCAAGGCGGGCGTCAGCAATGGCGCTACGCCGACGACCGATCTGGCCACCGGCCTCGCGTTCGTCCCTGTTCCGGCGAACAAGGGCTGCGTGTTCCTGATTGGCTACAACGCCGCTGGAAACCAGCTTGCCACGCAGGGGGATCTCTTCGATCTCGACCCCTCGGGCAACTTCGTGATTGCCCCTAACTTTGGGCCGGTCCCGGCAAACTTCTGCCCGGTGGGCTATCAGGTGATCAAGGCGGGCGCGACCACGGTTGCCCCCGGCTGGATTTTCGGCACGTCCAACCAGGCGGCGGTGACCGGGGTTTCTTATGCCCTTGTCAACATCACGACCCTGCCGGATCGGCCGCAGGTCAGCTAAAGGGAAGGTCGCCGGGGGCGAATCATCAATCCCGGCGACCAACCTCTCGAGGAGACCCAAATGGCATGGTTCTTAGTCCAAGGCTTTCCGGTGCCGATGAGTGGCAATCGGCCTGACAATTCACTGCCAATCCCGCCGGGTCCGGTTGATCCGGGCTACAGCCCACCGTGGGCACAAGTGCCTCCGGGCACAGGTCCGGGTGGTCCGGTCGATCCGGGCTATTCCCCGCCGTGGGCGCAAGTGCGTCCGCCGGTCGATCCGGGTTATTCACCGCCGTGGGCACAGGTGCCTCCGGGCACGGGTCCGGGTGGTCCGGTCGATCCCGGCTACAGCCCACCGTGGGCTCGCCCGCAGCCGCCGCGTCCGGGCTGGCCGACTGTACCGGGATGGCCGGGTGGCAGCTTGCCGGGAGGCATTGAAGGTTTCCCGCATCCGTCGCATCCGATCTACATCCCGATTACTCCACCGCCTGACAGCGGCCTGGAGCCGACGCATCCGATCTACATCCCGGTCTATCCAAGCCAAGGTCCGGGCTTCCCCAGCAACCCGATTGCCAATCCCGGTGACCCGAATAATCCAGGTGGACCGGCCAAGGCTGAATTCCTCAAGAAGGTGAAGGCGGCAGTCGACTTCTGGACCGGCAACTTGCCGACCGATCCCAACGCGCCGCCGACGCCGACGCCAGTGTAACCGATACACGGGGGCCTCATGCCCCCGTTCTTCTCCGCGAGCGTCGTGATGACGCCCGCTAGCCCATTAGAAGGAGGCCGCTCATGGCACGCGGTGCGTTGCATACCGACGAGCTCCCGCTCGATCCGATCGACACCATCACCCAAGACGAAGATCGCGCCTTCGATGTAGTCCAAGCCGAAGCCAAGATCCTCGCTGACAAAGACTACATGGAGCAACTGGCGATGGGCGAAGAGCCCGTCACCATCGAGATCTATCCAAGCTCCGACCGCAATGCCCCGACGCATTACTTCTGCGAGGTCAACGGCTCCCATCCCGAAGTGCTGGGAATGGACGGCCGGTGGACAAGGCTCGTCCATCCGTACATCCAGGTTGGCCAGCAACTGACGGTGAAGCGCAAGTACGTCGAAGTGCTGGTGCGCGCCAAGACAATTGGCGTCCAGACCCAGCATGACGCCATCGGCAGCTACAACCACATCCTCCGTATCCCTTCGGCCGTCGCCAACGTCCAGATCATCGAGGACAAGAACCCGAAGGGCGTGGCGATGTTCTCGGCCTTGCGCCGTCAGGCCTACTAGCCGTGAACCGCCTGGAGCTCGTCCGTACCTTGGGTCGGGAATGCGGCGTCTCGGGCGTCGTTACCACGACCGAGGGCACGTCATCGGGCGAGGATTCGCGGCTGATCGGCTGGATCGACCGGGCATGGGAAGCCATCCAGACCAAGCAGAACGACTGGCAGTGGATGCGCTCGTCCGCTCTGGTGGGCGGCGGTGTGTCGTTCACCACGATCGACGGCGACTACGACTACCCGCTTGGCACCGGCCCCGGCACGGTGGGCGTCCTGCCCGACGCTTTCGGCAAGTGGGACCCCTACAGCTTCCGCACTTACACCACGGCGTTCGGAATCAATGACGAGGAGCCCATCGGCCCCATCGGCTACGATGCGTGGCGTGACGGCTACATGCTGGGAGCCCAGCGCACCGTAAGAACCCGGCCGATTGTGGTCTCCATCGCTCCCAACGACACCGTTGTCCTGGCACCGCCGCCGACCGACGCTTACACG